CTCTAATCTTGCGTGTTCTTTATAATCACTGATATCTTGCTTAGCTTCCCATTGTTCAGTCTCTAAGTCAAATCCAGCATTAATTCCTTTTTCTTTTACTGTAGCACTGTGAAATTTAAATTCGTTTTCTTTTGACATAATGTCCTCTCTATATCACTTAAGCAGGTTCAGTATAAGCAACAAATCTGCCACTTTTACCAATATAGCCAAGTTGTGCACCTGTTGGTGCTGCTGTTGGTGTTGCACCTACTGCAACTGTTGGTGTACCAATATCAAAGTGAGTTAGCTTATAGCCTGTGTCACCTGAAGCTGCGGTACGCCATACACATGTTTCTGCAGGGTAAGTATTCCCGTTAGCAAGTTGAATAACTAGCATTTACTGTACTCCTTTTATTAATTAACGGCAGTTATAAATTTTACCGCCTGATTTTTTGTATACTGGATCTTCTTTAAGAGTTGATGGTCCAGTGCGTTCACGGTTCATTGCGTGTTTAGGGTCTGCCTTATGCCGATAACCTTTTTTCTTTTTGTAATCTTCAAATGCTTGAGATTTACTTTTAGGCATTGACATTTTTTCGCGTGCTTTAATTACAATTGGCATTTATTTCTCCTTATTTACCTAAGATCTGTCTGAGCGTATAATTAGGTCTTTCGGGCGGTGTTCTACCTGCCGGACTTGTTTCATAGCGTTCTCTAGCTCTTTTAGCTACCATTCCTTCTCTTCCCATTTGACGAAGAGCTTCCATTGCTTGTGCATTGGCTGAACCAGTACCACCATACATTTTATCATATTCTGCACGTTGTGCAGCAGACCTTGGGAAGATATCTCCTTTTAGACCATAACCTGTATTACGATTATAATTAGGATTAATTTTAGGTTCTTTTAAAATGTTAATTACTTTCTTTGGTGGTAAATTATAAACTTGACCAAGCGCATCAATATCTTGGCCTGGTCCAGGAACTCGCATATTGTTTCCTTTTTCAGTAGCACGATCTCGGAGAGGAGAAGCTAAACTATCTTTAAAGCGTCTATCTAATTCTTTTTCCATTTCAGAGATAGGCATATTGACAGACTCATCCATTGTATAGTCGTCACTAAATCCTTTAGCCATTTTATACTCCTATATTAAAAATAGGGGAGACCCTGTTAAGAGCCTCCCCAATATTTCTAGTTAAGACCGTAGATAGCACCACAACCCTTCGGGTTACGAACTTCCAAGGTGAATTCTTCAACCATCATACCAACAGTTGAATCACCCTTCTGGCCCACATCAACTTCCTGCATAGGACGCAGTGTAGCAATGTTAAACCACATTGGATCATAGATCAGTGCGGAGAAGTCTTTGACTTCGGTGGTTGCTGCAAGATTTGCAGGAGTAGCGTTTGAGTTAATAAACTGAACGCTATTTGACAGACCCATGATGTAGTTAGGAACTACCATGATGTCGCCAAAGTCAGACATATATACGTCTACAGACTGGCGCAGTTTACCATCGGCATCCATGTTACGGCGAACACCAGTGTCACCGACCATCAGGTCAGAGAAGTCACGGCGAAGCTTTGGAGATACCATGATGCGGCTAGCTTTACCGCCTTCCTGATAAATCTTTTGCATAACTTCGTCAATGTCTGACAAAGCCAATGCACCTTTAGTTGGTGCTGCAGTAGTTGTCAAGGAAGAACGGGTAACAGCAGTACCGTCTGTAGTAGTTGCAGGCGCTGCCCACTGACCTACATAGTTGACGGTTGAACCAGAGTTAATAAACGACTGGAAACCACCAGCTGAGCGAGCGTTTGAGTTTTGAGAACCAACAGCGTTTGATACGTTGAATGAGTGAACCATATCATGCTCAACATCACGGCGCAGTTCAGTACCACGCTTTTTGAGCTGATAGGCATACTCATCTGCTACACCAGCTTGGTCAACTGCGCGGCGTGTGCCAGATACAGCAATTGTTTTACCATTGATCTGAGTGTAGTTACCCAAGCGAGTGCGATTAGGTCCATCAGTTGCGAACTTACCACCAACAGCAGGAGTTGCAGTTGCACCACCACTTGCTGGCTCAAGGAAGTCTTGACCCTCTGGAATCCGGCTTGAGCCTGGAGCTTCCAGTGTGTCTGTTTGCCATTCATGATAAATAGCAGTAGCTTTTGTCTTACCAATAGAAGACAAGAAAGGAGTTTCATCACGAGTAATCATCGTGATAAAGTCGGCAAGTGCCTCACGCTGTGAGACGTCTTTACCAGTGCCACGAGCTGGACCTGCTGGTCCACCTACGCCACGTACACCAAGTACATTAGTCATTTTAAATTACCTCCAACGGTACTAAAGATTTAAAGAGCGTTGTGCAAGACCTCGGAGAAAATCCATTTGTTCAGCTTCAGTTGCATTTTCACTAAAAGCACGTTCTCTAATTGATTTTTCTTGTTGTGCTTTTCTTTTAGCTGCAGGTTTAGCCTTTTTAACTGGTGCTCGTTTTACAGATGCAGTTTTGCGTTTTGCTTGACCTTTGGCAACACCTTGTTTTAGTCGCCGATAATCATCTACAAACTTTACAATAACTGGATCTGCAATTGTATCTAATATTTCAGGAGCAATTCCTTCTTCAATTGCAAACTCACGAATTGACATAGCTGTCTTTTCGTCAAAGTCTGGAATCATTTCAGGAATAACAGAATTAAAATATTCAACTTGTTCTTTCCAAGCTGCTTCTTGTTGCTCTTGAAGTTTAGACTCAACAGTATTTATAATACTTTCTCGTTGATTTCGTGCATCCCAATATTTCTTTTGGATTTGTTCACGTTTGTCTTTTAGTTCATTGACCTCATAAGTATCGCCTTCTTCACGAGCCTTTTCAATTTGAGATTCAATTTCATGATACTGTTTGGCAAACGTTTGTTCCTGCGAGTATAGAATTGCAGAAGATGCTTGTGCAGTCTTTTCAATATCACCTAATTTAGATTGATATTCTTCTTCTAATTCTTTTCTTGCTTCACCAATTTCACGACCCTTCTTTGATAGATGTTGTTCAGTAGAGTAACCTTTAATAAGGTCACCAAAGGAAACTTCTGTTTCTTCGCCATCAATTTTGACAATAACTTTTGCTTCCAAGTCGAGGTCGTCCGTAGAATAAACATCAACATTTTGGGTAGACTCATCATCCTCAGTTTCTGTTTCTTCTTCGTCTTCTTCAACTTCTTCTTCAACTTCTTCAGTATCGTTTTCCTCTGACGCTTCGGGTTCGTCTTCGTCAGATTCTTCCGTGTCTACTTCAGGGATTTGCTCATCGGGTAAAGATTCTTCATTGTTTAAAAAAGCTGTGCTTTGAAGAATGTTATCCAGCATTTCCGCTTCTGTTTGACCACCAGTAGCGGTAGAGTCATCCAATCGGGTAGAGTCTACTTGTGCTTCTGCCATCATTAAGCCTCCTTCTTATTCGGCTGCTTTTTAGAATTCATTTTATCTTCGTAGTGTTTTTGTAGGTTAAGCAGTTCTCCTAGCGTTCCAGCATTTATTTTTGTTTTGCCACCACTACGCATTGAATCATATTCTAGCGTATTAATCATTTCCTTAATATTATTTAGAATACGTTCGTAATCAATCTCTCTCATCATTGTCCTCCGTTATATGTGGAATGTTTTTGCCGTACATTTCAAATGCCATAAGCTTTTCTTTTACACTACCAAGCCCCATTGCTGCTGCATAAAGAAACTCTCTTGTTTTAGTTTCATGAGGATCGGTCTTAAGCCATTCCACAAAGTAGTCTACAAGAACTTCGCCATACGCTTCATCAAAGAATTCATCCCGTTCCCTAACCGTAAATTCGCCTTTTACAAGCGCTTGTCTAGCTAGTTCTTCGGGATGAATTTTATGTTTACCGTAGGACTTTTCATTACCCAGCCTCTTCTCGGCTGCCTTTCGGTATTTGTCCATTTTTTATCCTTGTTGTAATATTTGCCTCGCTAACATAATGACCTGATCGTAGTCTGGATGCGGAGGTAACTCAGCACCCTCTTTAGTTGCTTTAACCGTAAGATCAGCCCATTCTTGGAAGTGCCTATCAATAGACACCGCAAGTTGACGAGCATTATCGTCCATTGTATTCTTAGCTTGAGCATTGGTATAACCAACATTAGCTTCTGCAAGGGCAGCATCTGCTTCCATTTTGCGTTGTTCAACTTGTTGTTTAGCCTGTGCAGCCTGTGTTTGTTGCTGAATTGCTTGTTGTGCTCGTTGTTTGAATTCTTCAGTAGTGTAGTCCTCTAGAAAATCATTACTGTCTAAATTCATAGCCTCAATAAGCTTTGTTGCAAGAACTGCAGGAGCTTCTGGTTTGATAATCATACCAGCACCTTGTTGATTTAACGATGGAAGAATTTCTGCGCCAACTTTACTAAGCTTTTGTATTTGGTTAGCATTAGAATTTTCACCAATATCAAGAAGAATTTCTACATCCATCTTAGATGGTAGATCTGCCATATTAATAGATCCATATACTCCATCCTGATAGTATGTTTGACGACCCTTCATATTTGATTTCATAGTCTCATATACGCCACAGATAAGCCGCTTGAATCCAGTTTCCGCAAATCTACGCGCGATATGCTGGATTCTTTTTTGTGCTGCTGATTGAACAGCACTTAGCTTTTGTTCAGAATTACCTGAAACATAAAGCGTATCATTAAGCCCTTGTGCGGCTTTTGACATGCCAGTTGCTTGTTCTTTAATAGTCTGTAGATGTTCAAGCAACGGAACTGTACCCGTAGAAATAGTTTCTGGGGGCAATGCGGATACTGCTGCAGCTGGATTACCGTTAGTAGGAATGATTTGTTTTGGCTTCATGTTTTGAAGAGCACTAAAATCAACTACATTAGGATCTGCCAACTTAGGCGAATAGTTAGTTAAATATGTATTTTCTACAAATCCACGGAGGATTGCTGTAGACGCTAAGGTAGAGCTACGAGTGAAGTCTGCCATAGACAAACCATAAAACTCATGTGGGATATCAATTGGTACAATAGACGCGAGGGGAATCATTTCACAGTCTTCTTCCCAAAGGATGTGATTTCCAGCAGTTATAAAATGCTTTAGCTCTGCAATACCATCACCGTCTCTATCTACTCTTAGCCAGGACTCGGTTACTGTAACTTCGCTGTTTGCTTCCAGCGGGTACACTCCTTCTGAGTCCATTCCTTGCCAATAAGTTTGGCCTACTACTTCTTTTCTAGCAGCAATTTCTTGACTATATGGGCTATTGCCTAGCCAATTGCCTTCAACACCAAGTTCTGACCAGACTTGTTCATCTAGGTCATCTGCCCATTCAGGATAGTATTTACGCAAGTCTGACTTAGTCATATCTTGTTGGATGCCTACATACGCAGCATCTTCAATATCTTTTGCATCACTACTAATTCTAAATGCTTCTGGTGGAATACATTCTAGTTTAATTCTGCTATTATCAATCTTTTTTCTAAGACGAACATCTGTATATTGAATAAGCTCAGATGTTTCATCGAGCGTTAGCTCGCCGACGATTTCATAACTTTCATCCGCAAGGATCTCGTCAAGCTTAGCTTCATCAATCGATTCATACTCTTCAATTACATAGTCGTATTCTTCTATATAATCCCAACGAACAACTGCGTTTTTCCAAAGTAATGCCGCCTTCATCCAAGTTTGAAGAAGCTCCCAGCCACGATTCTTTTTAAATAAACAATAGTTGACAAGCATAGAAGCTTCTTTAGCTGCCTTAAATGCCCCTGGACTATCATCATAGGGAACAAAGCGAGCAAGCCTATTGTTACTCAAAAATAAATCTGTCAACACCGCAGTATAGGCTTCAATTACTTCTGTAGTACTGGTGTCTACAATTGTGCTTACACCTTGTGGTGCTAAGTGTGCATAAGGAACACCTGCAAACTCATATGTTGCTTTTAATCTTTCATGCGTGAGATCAGAGCTATTTAGCCAATCTCCAACGCTATTTGCAATACCTGCATCAATCAAGCTGACTAGCTGATCGTCAGTTACTGCTTCTTTATAACCTGCTTTAGCCATCAGAT